TCCATTGAATGTAATAGTAGCCGCTTGATTCATAAGGCTGTTCCGGTTTCCTTGCAAGAACGCGGCTAACATATCGTTAATAATCGCCACATCGTGAGGAGTTGAATCGATTAATGCCGTTTCAATTGCCACCATATCGCGTTGTATTGAACCAACAATGTTTTGTGTTAGATAATTTTTAGGAATGACAGAAATTTTATTACTCATTCCCATTGAACCCTTCACATCAATCAAAATATCATTACCTTGAATGTATTCCGTTTTTAACACGATTCGGTTTCCTTTAAAATCATCTAAAATGGTAAGCGAATATGGATACATTAAAAGTTTACTTTCATCGATGTTAGGAAATGACCAAACACCATCATCCAATATGCCACCAAAATCAAGATATTTTTTCCTTGCTGTTACTGTAGTTTCTGAATAAGCATAAAGATTTTTAACGTAAATGGTTTCCAGTGTTGTTCCAGATGAAGCAACATTGACAATTTCAAGTTCCTGAAACAGTGTAAGATTCGGAGTTAATGCGCCACCTGAATAAGTCCAGTCAATTCCGCAGTGTTCGGTGATATACATGGATACAATATTATTTACTGCTGATTCCTGAGAGTATATTGAATTTAAAACTTGTTTCAAACTAGGTAATTGTTTAAGAAGGTGTGGTCCGATATTAACCAAAGGTGTTTCCCCAAAACCATCAAAAGGATGAATATACAAAGATAAAGGTTGTGCCGTTCCGTTTACGTTAGCAACAATATAGTTTGCAGACGGTAAACCGTCCGGCACATGCAATGTTGATTTTGCAACAATAACAAGAAACATAATACCGTTAGTCGGCATGAGTTGTTGTACACCAACAAAATCATATTCACTGCCGTAATCCAATCCCTCATCGATGGTATTTGTAACAGGCGTTCCGTCTGCATTCCATAATTTACAATGTTCCCGAACCACATATGACGGCTTGAAAATCATGTCAAATTTCCATGATTGAAATACATCAATTTCAAAGTGTACATAAGTGGTATGTTTTTGCACATATTCCAATTTTGTAACAAATGCATAAAACCATTTATTGTTATATTGTGCATTCTGGAACATCAAATAATTGGTGCTCCATAAATCATCGATAGAAGCATTCACCGAAATGAAATGTCTACCATCAATTCGCTGAAAATTACATTGTTCCATTGAATGGACGACATTTTGATTTAGAAAATAAGTGGTTTGTTGGCTAAGGACATCAAACCATCTTGTATGTTTATAATCATTTGAAAACGGAATGCCCGATAGTAATCGGACATTCGTTCCGCTTAATGGAACCGTAGCCAATGCATAAACCTCCTATCAAACAATTGTAACGATAGCTTCACCCACAACGTCAATTTCTTCCGTTGGTGCATCTGGATCGGGATATGACACCGTAGCCGTAACTTTAAATTCACCTGTTTGATTCGATGCTACAGTAAGTTTTCCTTCGGAATCAATTGTTGTTCCAGCTTGAATTGTTGTTCCAGACGATGCAACAACAGCCCACGTCACTAAATGATTTTCATCATCCGTTTGCCTAACATATGCAGTAAATGTAAATGTTTGTCCGGGCTTGATTGCAAGAATGGTTGGATCGACAATAACTTGTGTAACAGGAGCAACTTCACCAGATACAAAAGCAATCGCATTCGAAAAGCGAGATACGGAAAGAGTCTGCCAAACGTGATAGAAATAGTTCCAGTACAGCCCTTTTGGATTTCTAATTGTTTCCATCTTTTGCAAATTGTCGTATACCATGAACCACTCGCGATCCACTAAAACGGCTTCCAAACCGGAAGAAGCAAAACCGTCAATAACCGTAACATGTCCAAGAAAATTTGTTTTATCCATGTTGAAGGCTTTTGCCAAAACATCGACGTCCATTTCGGCTTGCAAATCTGCATCGATAATAAGATGTAAATCTTCAACATCTGTACGAGTGCGAACCGCCAAAGCATTAAAATCACGCGAACCGGAAGGAAGAGTTACACGTCCAACCGTCGCACGAATTTTCTTGACCAATTCACGCGCCGCCGTTTCGGTTGTCGGAGCCGTAACCGGAATGACTTTAAAAAGTCCTTTCGAGTAGTAGTTGTCGATTAGTAATTTCATGTATTCGTATTCGTCAACTTCTGCTGAATTATAGATAGCGTTGATAATAGATGAAAGAAAGCTTTCGAAATTTCCCCAAGAAATGAAAGCCGATTTTAAGCTGTCATCTTGAATCGTTTGTTCATAAAAATCTTGACGGTTCCTTTCATGGAACAAGGTTTTTACATTCGGAATTGTACGTTTGAATACTGTTGTTTCAGCGTCAAAAGGATCGTATTTTTTCGCTTTGGTAATATCGGTAAAAATTTCTTCAATAGAGCGACCTTGCAACATTGCTCCTTTTTTGAATTTTGCAAGCGGATTTTTCAAGGAAACCGCACGAACAACGACGAGTCCGATACGGTCGACCAACGATGTAATAAATTCATTTTGAATCGTTTGGTTAATAAGAATGCCTTGACCGATTTCAGCGACGTTTTCGGCATTTGCGAGTGGCACATAATTTTGGAAATTGTCTCCAGCGCTGTTTCGGATTGCATTAACAATATCATATGTTTCAGTTATTCCAAGGCTTGTTTTTACTTCTTTAATTGTGATCCGTGCCATAGTTCTAAAACCTCCATTATTTTATTTTTCAAGAGTTTCAAGAGTGATCGATTCAGAAAATGTTTTCTTTTCTTCCTTTTTCTTTGTTTCATCATTTGCACCAACAATACCTAGTTGACGGAAAAGTTTGCTATTGGAAATGATAAGATCGTCATTATCCGATTGTAATTTTGTTGATTTTTGGGTTATCGTGTCAAAGTCGGTTAAAACGGTTGAATAATCGGTTCGAAGTAATTGAAGAATTTCCGTTCGTCTGCTTTGTTCAAGATCGGGAGACAACAATTCGGCTAATAGGCTTTCATGATCTTCTCTAGGCATTGGCATTTTAATATAATCCTTTCTTTTGGTTTAATTTTCTTACACTTCTATTATATCATTTATAGTAGGGAAGTAAAAATAAATCTTGACATTATTATAAAGTTATGATACATTACGCAATTTTTAATAAATTTTTGTTGTGCATTATTAATGATTCATTTTGTATCATATATCTATTGAACAACAAATTTTATAAATTCATTGACTTTTGTTATGTGGACATGGTATTATAAGAGAGTAAGGTAAATTAAACCAAAATGAGAAAAGGAGAAAACGACATGCGCAAAATGATGACGAAAGAAGTAACGAAAACGACGATCAAAATCGGAAAGGTATTTATGAAGGAAGGGATTCCTTCGTTGGAACAGTTGCCAGATGTAGTTGTCATTGGAAATGTTACGATGGAAAAGGCACAAAAAGAAGTAAACGGAATGTACGATTTTCCTATTACGGTATTCGGTGTACAACCAGAAACCCAAGTTTACGAAATGGACGTTTTGGAATTTGTGAAACACGCTACTTTGAAAGCGCAAGAATCGGACGAAGAAAAAGCTCAACGATTGGAAGAAGAGAAAGCCGAAAAGTTGAAGGAAAAGGAAGCAAAGAAACAACAAAAGGCCGGATAATTGGATCGATGAGTAATCAACGGAAATAAAGCGAACAACGGAAATAAACCAAAAATAAATTAACCGAAAAGGATGAAACCAAATGAGAGCGACTTTCGACATGGAAACAAACGAAGGAAAATTCAAAATGTTTAACGCGCAAAATGGCGCATCGATTTCCTTAAAACAATTGGATAACGGCGAAGTGCTTGAAGTAAATGGAGTCTTTCAATATGATGGAGTTGTGGATAGTTACGGAAAAGAGCAGGAAGCTACAATTACCGTATTGTTTGCAACAGATGGACAAACATACGCAGGGGTATCGGAAACAGTTGCGGCGGCAGGATCGAAACTCATTGAATTATTTCAAGCGACTCAAATGGATGCAATTCGCGTAGCGATCATTAAACAGCGTTCAGGAAAAGGAAATGAGTTTTTGAACCTCCGCGCTGTAATGTAAATAGATAGCGGCGAAAGAGAGGATGGGAAACCATCCTCTTTCATTTATCATAGGAGGATGAGAAACCATGCCAGCTACTCTGCGCGGTATATATCATAATTTAAGTGAGAGCACATATTGCGTTTCAAATGGTGAAATTATTATGTTCTTTTCTAGTTCTCTCTATCAAAGCAAATACTTGGAAAGATATAAGATTGAAAGAGAGAGGTTCAAAGAAAAAGTAAATTCTTCGTTAGAAGATGAAATTTTAAATATGGAAACATTGTCGGACATTAATTTTTATAAGCGTGTAGAAAAACGTGGTTTTTATATTTGGCTGAAAGGGGTAGAAATATCATGGCACGAAATCCACAAATACGCCTTACGAAAAATGATAGGCAAGAATACTCCCGATTGGTCCGAAATACAAAGGCCAAAATTAAAAGAGCGGCTAAAAATTATGGAATAGATATTAGTAAGGATATTGTTATACCAAAGTTATCGGATTTTAAGACTCGAAAAGAATTTAATGAGTTTAAGGAGAAACAAAAATCGTTCACTAGTCCATCTAATCTTAAATATCAGTTTGTAAAGAATGAACATGGAGTAGTTGCCAGTAAAGCAGAATTGAATGAAATTAAAAGGAACACAAAGAGAGCACAAGAAATAGCTGATAAATTGAGAAAAGAAGCTGTTAGAAAGCCTTTTATATCAGGAGGGAAGAAACAGGGAACCGTTGGACAGCGTATGATGCAAATGAATAAGCCTGACACGGCTGGAATAAGTAGGCCCCCTGATTTTGATTTCAATAAAATTAGGAATAAGAGAGATTTGGAAAGAAAAAAAGATAATGTTGAAAAAAGGTCGAAAGAAGATTTTTTCGATAAACGTATGGAGCAAATGAAAAAGAATTTTATAGCATTATTAGAATTGAGTTTTAATAGTGATGCAGAAAGACTAATTGAAAAACTGGAAGGAATTCCACCCGAAGATTTTTACGAAATGTATTTAATGTTTGATGAATTTGATTTTGATTTATATTATACCCAAGATTTTAATGGGCAAAGTCATGATAGTCAAATACGTCAATTAGAATCATATATAGATCGTTATTATAATGGAAATATTAATATGGATTTAAAAAGCTTCTAAGATACTATTAATCCCTCCATCAAGGAGGTTCAAACGTGGCGAGAAAAAGAAAGAAATTTTCATGTGATTTTGAAACTACTACTAAGGAAGACGACTGTAGGGTCTGGGCCTACGGTTGGATGGAAATAGGGAATAAAAAGAATTATGGAATCGGTAAAACAATAGAGGAATTTATGAAATGGTGTGAAACGTGTCAAGGGGATTTATATTTTCATAACTTGCGATTCGATGGAGAATTTATTGTAAATTGGTTGTTGAAGAATGGTTTTAAATGGGATAAGAACGGACAGGCAAATACTTTTAACA